GAAATGCGCCAGCGGCATCTCTTACTGTCTTAACACTTCCTTGCGGATTGGTGTCGTCCATTGTGACCTCTTAGGTTGTTAAAAAATCTTGAACCGCTTCCCTTTGATTTCATTGGTTGCGGCTATTGATTCCAATGAGGCGATAAATTCGTCTATGCCGCGTAACTTCTGCAAGGCACGTTCCCGAATGTCTATCGCGTCCTCATGGGAGTTCAATACTGTATCAATATACATCTGACGTTGCTTTTTTACAACATCTTGAAAAAAGTCGTCTTTGAGCAGTGTGGTTGCTCGACCAACTGGGTTATCTATCAACCTTCACCTGTGCTTTCTGCGGCGCGTGATGGGGTAATCCTGACGATCCTTCCCTGTGCGTCTACGAACTCCGTACCGGGGATGTTTTCCTGCTCGACAATCGGCCTGCCGCCACGGTATCCGATGGCGTTTGGGTCAAACTGTCCCGGCAGGAACGTATCAATCGGAGCTTCCACGATAGGCGCACCAAACTGGAACCCGACCGGAAGGTTCGGAATGTAGCCAGCCACGCCGGAACGGAAGGTCGGCGCTCCTTTGGCGTCAAACGGGATAAACGATGATTCCAGACCGCGCTCAGAGTAAAACTGCGGGGTCATCGGTGTTGGAACAAAGTTAGAACCAGCAAAAGAGCGGTTTACGGTGTTTGACAGTAGTCCGGCAAAGTTCTCGGGTGTCACGACCGTTTCTGGGTTAAATCTTGTTGATGCCGTGTAAACATTTGGAGCAAACGGGTTGACGATGTTTTGCCTAACCATCTCGTCGCCAAACATTAGGTAAGACGGGGTATAACCAGGATCGGGAAGTGCTTTGGCTCGTTTTAAAGCTTCTGCCCGAGCCTTTGTAATGTCTGCATCCTCGCCCAATTGCATACCGAATAATTGGTCTACAACCACCCCTGCCTGCGGGCGGGATAGTGCCGCGTAGGTCTCGTCCATGTTTTTGGCACTAGACAGGTCGTTCATCAGGGTTTGTGCATCGCGCAAAGAAAGCGCACCAGAGTTGGTGGCGATCTTGATGGCATTGGCAATCCGGTTTTCGTCCAAAATGTCTGCGCCAGCGGTGGTTATAAACTGACCAGTCTTGGCGTCGTAAGTAGAATTTACAGGCCGCATGGTTACCGGCGTTACAAACTGCGCTTGCAAACTGTCTGCGCCACCTTGTGCGACATCGTAAATGCTATTAGTGGCATACCGGCCACCGTAGGGATCGGCTTCCAAGGCGTTGGATATGATCTCTAGGTACTGGTCCGGGGTTACGCCTAGACGCTGGACATCGGTCCCAGCAGCACCGCCACGGATAAACGCTTCTAGGTTGTTGGATGTCAAAGTCGGATCGCTCTGCAAGCGGCTCATCCAGTACGCATAACCCTCTTGCTCCGGGTTTCTACCTAACTCGGTGCGGTATTCGCTGGTCACAAGCTGGGTATCAAAGTTCTGACCTTCCAAGGACTGGTTGATCTCGCGGATAACGTCGTCAACGGTCTTAGCACCGCTTGTAAGCTGCTGGGTGTAAAACGTCATCCCGCCTTCGTCTGGCGCACGACCCAGTTGGTCCCGATAAACTCCGGTCAGAAAGTCTGCGTAATCCATGTTATCCCCTTACCGCACGGATACCGGCGGCAGTTGCGTCTATGCTTGTCTGTGCTGCTAGTTCTTGTTGCTTAAGCTGTATTTCTGCGGCTGCTTTCTCTTGTGCAAGTGCAATATCAGCCATTGCTTTCTCGCGCTTAACCTGAATATCTGCCTCGGCCTTAGCCATCATTGCCTCGATCTGAGCCTGTGTCTGGGCCATGACTGCTTGGACCATTGGGTCAGGCTGTTGCTGTTGGGGCGGCGGGCTGGATAGTGCCTGGTCCATCTCCGGGGTGATCTCGCGGAAGAACTCGGACGAGTCCTTGAACCCTGCGGCCTCGATGAGCTTGCCAAGGGTCTGGCGGTATTGACCGACCGAAACCAGCGGATTGGCGGGACCGTACTGCTGGATGATCCGCTCTTGCTTGTCCAGAACCATTGCGATCATTGCCATCTGTTGCTCTTTGGAGCCAGTTCCCAGACCGACGTTGATGGACAGGTCGTACTCGTTAGACCACTCACGAGGGTCAATCGCGGTGAACTTGCCACGCAGACGGATGATTCGTTGCTTGTCTTGGTACTTGCAGACCAGATGCAAAATGTTTCTAAAGAGGTCTTTAATACCAGTTTCAGCAAATAAACGAGCGATTAACTCGATTCTTGCCGCACCTGCGTTTTGCATCATCGCCACAGCCGTTGCCGTGGTGTTGGTCAGGATGTTGGGGTCTAGACCTTGGGAAGCCTGTGTAACGCCTGTGCGCTTTTGCTGGATTTGGTCCATGTAGTCCAGCATCGGGAAGGCTTGACCAGCCACCAAAGGAACTGTAAGTGGTTGAATTGCATTGGGATTTTTCACCCGAACTACGCCACCAGGAGTAACGGTCAGGACGTCATCTAAATTTACTTGTCCGTCGACCACCATCAACCGGGCGTTGTTAGACAGATATAAGTTGTCCAGAATTTGACGGGTGATCGTGGTCTTAATTAACTGCAAGTCAGTTACACGGTCAGCCAGGCTGTGGCCGTAGAACTTGTGCGGCATCGGGATCGGGCAGAGCGAGCAGAACGGAACGTAGTCTGTCTCTTCGTTTTCCAGAATCTCGTGTCCGGCGTAGACAATCCGGCGCAGTTCGGCAATGCCGTCCCCGTCGTAGTCCACCTTCATGTAAGCCTCATAGACCTCAATCTCTTGCATGGATGGGTCAAGGCTAGGATCGTCTGGTTGCTCGCCATTGGAGAACCGGGCCACGCGCTCTGTCGTGTATTCCAGATCGTTGTAGGTCGGCAGGTCGTCCACGACCTTCTTGGGAAATCCCATAGCGACCAGTTCGGAGCGGGTAGCCAGACGGCGGTGAGCGCAGAACGGGCTGTCGGACAGAAGGCGGGTTTTCTTGCTGACGATGAATTCTTCAGGCGCAAGGTTCTCAATGACCACGCGGCCCTTCTTGTCAATCTTCTTGATCTTGACGTTGTAGGCGTAGACCGGAACCATCTCCGGGGCTTCCATCTGCTCGGCCTGGGCAACGGCGTTGGGGTCCATGAACGCGGGAGCCGGAGCAGGAACTTCCCCGATCTGGATTTCTTCTTGGCTGACGACTTCGTACTGTCCATCCGAGAGCAACAGGGCAAGCTCGTCTTGGCTCAGGTTCTCGTATGACTCGGTATTGACATCGGTCATATCCTCCCACCAGACCTTTACGATGCCGTTCTTATAAATCAGCGCATCCTTGATCCAGTCATGCAGAATTGTGACACCGGGGTTTTCAGCCATGAATACCCAATTGCAATACTCGGTGGCTTGCTTGGCCTTGTCCTCATCGCCTGGGCCTTTAGGCTCAAACCGCACCACATCGTCGGACTGAGTAAAGATACGCAACAGTTGAGGGAGTGCGCCGTCAATGGCTTCTGCAACCTCGCCGGTCACGATCTGCGAGCGTCCCTCTACCTCGTTCCCATACGGATCGCGGTTGTAGGCTTTGATGGCCTGGCGACGCTGCTCTGTGGTTTCGGTGTCCAGATAGCCGAGAGCGTTGTCGATCTCGTTATCTAACATCCCTTTGAGTTGAATCTGGTCCATTTACACGATCCATTTAGTTGAAACTGCAATCGGTTTACCCCAATTGCTTGTGGTGTTTAGGCCGACAGCGAGGTATCTAAAGGCGTCGCTGGCGTGTGAGCTCCAGTCGTGGAGTGGTTTGTCATAAAACACGTTGCGCTTCTCGTCATGCTCTCTGCGGTAGTTACGTAGCGCGTCTAGTCCCTGCTTTACTCTAGGGTGAAAGTAGCAGTTGGGCAACAGTCTGCGCACCGCCTGGATTCCGTCGTCTACACCCAGTCTCGGGCAGACGGTGATGTTCAATCCTAGGTCTTGCAAAATCTCTTTTCGGCTCTTGCCGGTTCCCAGTTCCCTGACCTCTACGTCGTGCGGCAGGATGTGTTCTGCCTGCGTGTAACCGTTGTTCTTGATCCAGTTGACGTAGTAGTCTAGTCCGACTCCGTGGTTCTCCACGAAATCAAGTAGGCGACGCTCTTGCCCCGCGACCTGGCAGACCCAGATGGCCGTGGAATCACCAACACCCAAGTCCCATGCCGTATACGTCTTACAGAGATCGTCCCGCGCAAATTCCGTAAACCTTTCTGGCGGGAGAGCGTTAAGTAAAGCGGCGTAATATGAACCCTCCGTAGGGCTGCTGAAGTCGCACTCAAATTCCTGAAGATACTTGGGTTCCCCCATCTCTTTCTTGGCAGCGAGCAGTTCAGCTTGCGGAAGTATGCCCGTCTGCGAAGCCTTGAACTCAAGTAGTCTCCAGCCGGGTTCTTTCTCGGCTCGGTCTCGGAAGTCTTTGAAGTGGTTAGCACCCTTGGGGGTTCCTAGAAATAATGCCCAACCGATTCTGTCACTAAGGGCCGGTCTAACGATCTCGTTCCATATCTTCGGATTCTGGTCACCGATCTCATCCAGTATTACGCCATCGAAGTACTGCCCCCGCAAGGAGTCTGGGTTGTCCGAGCCGTAAAGTTGTATCCGTCGTCCGTAGAAGTCAACCTTTAGCTCCGAGATGTTTGCGGTTGCATTTAGTGGCCGAGTAAAGTTTACTAAGTAGTCCCACGCGACTCTTTTGCTTTGTCCGTAAGTCGGACTGATGTACGCAAACCTTGGTTCTGGCTTCTCGCACTCGAGGGCTGAGTGAATGAGTTGGTTAAGTGCCGCCACCGTCTTGCCCATACGCCGGTGAGCCACCACCACCACAAAGCGGTTTGCCGCCACAGCATCGTGAATCTCTCGCTGTTGCTCTCGTGGCTTGTATCCGGTTTCAACTACTACCTCGGTCATATGCCCGTGACCACCTTTATGGTCAGCGGTCCGTTCTCTGCGCCCGTAACCTCAGTCCGAGCCAGTTTAGGTATGTGGTACTCAATCGCTTTTAGGTAGATGTCGCAAGCCTTTTCAGGACTGCTCGCAGCGACCTGTGCCAGCCATTGGTTGAAGTTCTCGGCGTTGTCCTCGGCCATCCTTGCGATAGCCTCTCTGACGACCGCTGTGGCCCTGTTAGGCACTCCCTTGGGCCTTCCTGGGCCGGGGAGTCCTTCTCCGATTTTTGGTGTTTCTTTAACGGTTTCCATGTCCGAATCCTCTTGGGTTGTTCGGTGTCTCTATTTTACAACAGTTACGGATTGTAACCAAACTCATACGGATAACCTTCCGTTGATAGAGTTTTTGCTTTTACTTTTTTCTTAATAATTTCATATTGCCCATCAAGCGCATTTTCGCCGTGCCACTTCGCGTAGTTTTGACTTGTCGTTACCCAGTCACTAGCGTTGATGTCTTTTACGCCTTTGGGAACTGCTCGATAGATTGTAACTTCAGCGTCCGGGTTTCCCTTAGCGCGTAGCGCAGCGGTATACCATTCGCTGTCTGTAAGCCTGTCTCCAATGCCGTAAAGTCGTTTTCCTTCTTGTGAATAAACATCTTTTGGCATAATTTTTGTAAGGTCGTCTAAAGTTGCGCCATAAACATTAGCGTTCGGCGCTGTGTGCGAACCTTTATAAGAAACGTCTTGTAATAATCCAGCCGCTTGGGTTGCTGGCTTGGTCATCCCAACCGGCGCAAATCCCAACGGCCCGCCCATAATCATGTCTGTGTACCGACGCAATGCGTTTTCATCTGTAACCCGCAACGGACGGTTGGGATCGCCAAAAATTTGATTTTGTAGCGCAATAGCCTCTTGCCCGGATTGTCCTATTCTTTCTCCGGCGGCCAAAGCCCGATCTCGCAACATCTTGCCAATGCCGGATAGCACTTGCCGGAAGTCTTGGGTGTCCGGTGGCAATGTGCCGTAGAACATCTCTCCGTAGTCATTCATGGCTTACTTCGGTTTGTATTTCGCTTTGAGCCTTTCCCCGAGGCTTTTGAGCTCTTGGAGGTCTTGGCGGTTTTGCGGGACTTTGGCTGCCCATCGTTTGAACTGGAGGGCTGCGGGTGTAGGCGTTCCGTTCTTGTCTTTGAGAGAATGTCCAGCAGTGAGTGATTGTGAGGCTTTGCGGTAGATGAATTTGGCTCTGTCCCACTGGTCGCCTGGGCTTGCACCCTTAGTTGTCCGGACGGGCTTGCGAACACTACCACCCGCACGATTGTGTTCAGCCATCTTTTTAGTAGTCCGAGCATCATATTTTTTGAACGCCTCTGCTGCTTGTTTGACGGTGCGGGCCATTACTTTTTAGCCTGTGCGCCACGCATATTTGCCACCAGGGAAGGATACTTGGTCCCCGTGGATTTGGCGAAACGCTTGGCGGCTGTCTTTTGGTTCTTGGACAGGGGCTTGGATTTGCCGAGCTTTTTGGGTCTAGCCTTTTCCCAGACATCTTTCATTTCCTGACTCCTATGGCGTAGCCGCGAGCGGCCTTGAGGTAGCGTTTCTTTAAGGGTGTTTCGTCTATCGCCTTGCAGACCCCCGGAAACTGGTG